GTTCTCAAAATAAAAGCAGCGTTGTCTTGAACACCAAAACTAATCAATAAATCGTCTCCATACTTAGCAGCACCAGCGACAAACTCCACTCTTGCTTCTAAGAATGTAAGTGGTTTAGGAGATAACCCAATTAGGTTAAACTGCTCATCCCAGATAACCAATCGATGTCTGTAGATACCATCTTTTTGATCAAGATAGTTTTTAAACAAATCAACTTCGTGAGTGATTGCAATGTACACATTTCCCCACCGAACAACTTGAGAACTACCACGTTGGTCTTTAAGTGGAGTAAGTCCTTGATTCAACATAACCTGCTCACATCTTGCTGGCAGCTCTGGATAAGTTCTAACAACTTCAGTCGGAGATGTCCACTTCACAAAATGAAACGGTTTGTCAAGAATCGGCATCCAGTTTTTTTCGCAATAAGAATTGTTAGCCCCGGGAGCGGGAATGCGAATACGAGATACTTCTTTTACTTCCCAAGTCTCCTCGTTGATAGTAATCTCACTAAGTTCCATACGGCCCTCACCGTGAGTTGTCGTATCTCTTCTTACCCCGATAATGTAGTACTTACCATTCCACTCAACAAGACGACAATCTTCTTCACCAGTAAATTCCCATAAGGGTTTTACATCCAGTTCTGAAGTATCAACTAGTCCGTGTCCGACCATAGACAAATTTTCATCTAGCTTACAAATGTAGTTAGTTGTGCGAAGCGCTTGATCTTGCTCAGGATGTAAGTAGGACATCGGCCCCCACTTGCTGTTGAACCGTTGATTATTTTCAGAATGATACAGCGTGTAATTTACATGGCGTAGATTTACAAAAATTTCATTCTTAGAATTCACAAAGACAGATGGATTCATCAAACCAGTTCCAGAAGTTAAACCGTTAGAGATAACTAGTGGCGATAGCTTGCCACCAAAAGCAACAGCTTTTTGAACTAAATTAGTCAATTTATACACGTGTCTTTCGTTTTTATTAGTATACAATAGATATGTAAGCTACATTACTAAAAAAGAAGTTGCTAGATATAATACTTACCAGAAAGCTATCCTTGACATGATGTCCAGATAACACTTTAAAAACCTATGTAAAATAGAACCATATCCAAACTACAAAATTAAGGACTATATAATGTCAGAAAATGAAAACCAGCTCGAAGTTTTAGGTAACATCGTAAACATTACTCGCGATCAGCTAAATAGATCTATGGCTTTAAATGCTGAACTAGAAGCAATGCTAAATCTAGAACGTAAAAAGAATCAAGAGCTAGAAGCAAAAGTAGATCAGCTAGAACAATCTTCTAAAGATAAAAAAACCAAAGAGTAATCATGTTTGAATTTGAAGTTAAAGATGGAGCTCGTACGCTTCAATTTAACGGTAAACTACTAGGAGAATCCACTTCATTTAAACGTGGATCTACCCGGTGGATAGAATTTAAGCTCTATATAACAGAGAGCGGATCATACGTATTATCACGTATAGGTGTATCACTTATTTATCACGGTGCTGCTTGTCAATTGGTTAGAAACTACAATCTTCATGACCTTGCTTTTGATAAACTATCCCCAGGCAGTATTCCCTGCGATCGATGCTATCCTACAAAAGAAGCGGATTTAGTTTTTCCTGAAAAACATCGTCATTGGGCACAAGTAAGCGATAACCCAACTGCTATACTTGAAGCACTGTATAAATACGACGATCATGGATCAAAGTATTTAACTGGTGTAGCTCAGCGTCTTCTAGAGTCTTCTGGAAAACAAGATCCTGGAATACAATCGGTTTACAACTACGAGATCATTCCTTAACAACGGAGGCTGGCATGGAAGAACAAAACAACGAAAATCAGCCAGCCGTTATTGATGAGACCGCGTTCCCATCTGCACTAAACGTTGCAGCAATTCAAGTACACGAGATGTATCTAGCTTTTCAAAATTCTGGATTTACTAAACAAGAAGCTCTAGAATTAGTTGGATTTATTGCAGGTGCAGCCGGTATTATGGAACCTAATAGGTATGATCCACTAGATGATGAGCTTGGTGGAAATCCAAAACATACAAAAGATTTTTTTGATGATGAAGATGATGATTTTGGAGATTCGATCTTCTAGTTGACAAAAATAGAAAACACCATCTAGACTTACAAAACGACAAAAGGAATAACTTTGAGCTTAGAAAATGTCAAACTTCATTTAGTAAAAGATGTGCAAACTGCACAAGAATTTTTAACTTGGCTAGGTGAGCGCAGACCTCATAACGCTATCGCCATTGATACAGAAACTGGAGAGCTTCCAGGTCGCCCACATAAAGATGCTCTATCTCCTTGGCATGGACGCTTACGTCTAGTTCAAGTTGGCGATGGAGAGCAGGGCTGGTCCATTCCTTGGAATGAATGGTCTGGTGTTTTTTACGAAGGCATGGAACGTTTTGATGGACCAATTGTCTGCCATAACGTAGCTTTTGAAGCACGTTGGTTTGAGATTCAGTCAAAGTGGTCTATTCCATGGCACCGTACTCACGACACTATGATTATGGCTCAAATTATTGATCCACTTGGTTCCGGTGCTTTGAAAAAACTTACACAGCAATATGTAGATCGTAGAGCTGCTGGACTTCAAGCACATTTAGATCAGTCGCTAACAGAGAATGGATGGACCTGGGGAACCGTTCCAACTAACTTTGAGCCTTACTGGGCATATGGTGCTCTAGATACAGTCCTAACTATGCGTCTATTCGAGCAGTTCTGGGATAAGTGTGGCCCTGGAATGCCTTACAGCCAAGCATACGAATTAGAAATGGCTACTCGTAAAATTGTTACTCGCATGGAAATCAATGGTGCTCGCGTGGACCTTGACTATTCTCAGCGTAAGTTTGATGAACTAAATAACTATGGCCAGTCAGTTCGTGATTGGGCCAAAGATACTTATAACGGTCTCATGATTACAAGCAATATCCAACTAGTTCGTCAGTTTGAAACCATGGGATTTGAAATCACAGAGACAACTGCCAGCGGTCAAAAATCAGCATCTAAAGAACAGCTAATGTTGATTGCTCGCGACGGAGATCCTGGACAACGTGCTTTAGCAGAGGCAGTTCTACAACAACGTAAAGCTGACAAGCTAGCTAATACTTATTTCAAAAATTTCCTTGATGGGAATATTGATGGCATCATGCATCCATCTGTAAAAACCCTTGGTGCTCGCACCGGTCGTATGTCTATCACCGACCCAGCACTACAAACTCTTCCGTCTGGAGACGCAACTGTACGTCGTGCATTTATTCCTAAGGATGAAGACCATGTAATTATTTCATCTGACTTAGATCAGGTAGAGTTCCGTCTAACTGCAAACTTCAGTGAAGATCAACAACTTATCGATCTATTCAATGAAGCAGATAGAGTAGGCGGTGACGTATTTACTTCGATTATGCAACAGGTATATCAAGACCCAAGTCTGCAAAAGTCAGATCCTAGACGTAAACTTATTAAAGGTGTTGTCTATGGAAAGCTCTATGGTGCTGGTGTATCTAAGATGGCTCTTACAGCTGGAGTTCCAGATCATCAGATGAAAGAAGTTGTAGATGCCTTTGATGGCAACTACCCAGGTGTAAAAATGATGCAACATCAAATTGAAGATCTTGGAATGCGTCGTCTAAAAGACGAAGGTACCGGATACGTAAGAACTCGTACTGGACGTCGTCTGCCTTGCGATGATGATCGTGTTTACTCACTTACTAACTATTTGATTCAAGCAAGTGCTGCTGAAATCTTTAAGCAGAACTTAATCAAACTTGACCAAGCAGATTTGACAGAGTATCTTATTGTTCCAGTACATGACGAAATTGTTCTACAAGCTCCACGCTCAGAAGCTGCAGAGATTATGGAAACAGTTAGAGAATGTATGACCACCCGTGATGGCTGGCAAGTCCCCCTTACAGCTGGAGTAGACGGACCGTTTGACAATTGGGGAGAAAAATATGAGTAGATTGATTTTGGCAGTTGACCCAGGTAAAGCCAGTGGGGTTTGCTTTTTTAGATGGGACGAGGGAAGCGAACCAGAAATGCTCTGGTCCGGTGAATACCAGCAACACGAGTACGCTGATCCAATTCGCCGAGCTTTTCTTTATGCCAGTGGTACTGGTAATAGATTAGAAGTAGTCTGTGAGAGATTTACTATCAATGCTCAGACCGTCAAGAACTCTCAGGCTCCATACTCATTGGAGCAGATCGGAATTCTTAAACAAGTCATGTTAGATCATGGCAGAGCTCCGGATGATATTTTCTTTCAATCTCCAGCAGATGCTAAAGCCATGTTCACTAATGAAAAGATCAGAATTTTGGATTATTGGCACCGTGGTGGTGAGGGACACGCACTTGATGCAATCCGACACGCCCTATTAAGATTAGTAAAAAGTGGCTGGAAACCAGTAAAATTGCTACAAAGTTAGAGATACTAGCAAAAAATTTAAAACTAAACTAGATTTTTTATGCTAGTATGTATACATAAAGACAAAAGGAATAACACAAATGCCAGTAAATGTTGAACTGAACGACTCCGGTTCTCACATTGCCATCTATACGGATTGGCGATTCAAAGAACTATGTAAAAGCATTCCAGGTGCTACCTGGGATCCAAAAGAGCAAGTATGGAAAATTCCAGTATCTTGGACTGCTTGTTTAGCTCTTAGATCTACTTTTAGAGACGATCTTGTATTAGGTCCAAAGCTCGTTGAGTGGGCTACTCAAGAGCGTAATAATCGAGTAGATCCAGCTAATCTTCTTAGAGACTTAGAACTTCTGCCAGATGGCGAAGGCGATCAAGATCTATTCCCACACCAGCGTGCTGGCGTAAAGTTTCTAGCAACTGCACGTCGTGCACTTCTAGCTGATGAACCTGGACTAGGTAAGACAGCCCAAGCTATCCGTGCTCTAAAACTTTTGAAAGACCAGGGTCAGGAAGTATTTCCTGCAATGATTGTCTGCCCTAACACTTTGAAGAAAAACTGGAAACGAGAGTTTGCTAAGTGGTGGCCAGATGTAAAGGTGCAAGTAATTTCTGGCACAGCTACGCAACGCCGTAAGCAGTTTGAAGAGCCAGCTGACGTTTACGTTATCAACTGGGAATCATTGCGTTCTCACTCAAGGCTTTCTGGATATGGATCAATTGCACTAGCTCGCTGTAAAGAGTGTGGTGGCATGGACGACCGCGTCACTGAGACTAGATGTGAAGTTCACAAAAGAGAACTAAACGAAATTGATTTCAAGGCAGTTATTGCTGACGAGATGCACCGTTCAAAAGAACCTAAGTCTAAACAGACTCGTGCCCTATGGGCAGCTACTGGCGATGCAGATATTCGTTTTGCACTTACCGGTACCCCTATTGCTAATAACGTCATTGATCTTTGGCCAATTCTTCACTGGATTTCTCCAGACGAGTGGCCTAGCAAAACACGCTGGATTGATCGTATGGTCAACACAATGCTAAATGCGTTTGGTGGAATGATGGTTCTTGGACTTAAGTCTCATATGGAAGAAGAATTCCATGCAACTATCAACCCGCGTATGCGTCGTATGCTCAAGGCTCGTGTACTTCCTTGGCTACCAGAGATGATGTTTGAACGTCGTGACGTCGAGATGTCTACTAAGCAGAAGAAAGCTTACGAGCAGATGCGTGACAATATGATCGCTGAGCTTGAGGGCGGAGATTCTGTAGTGGCTCCTAGTGTTCTGACTCAAGCTGTACGTCTACATCAGTTTGCTAGCTCATTTGCTGAGTCAGTAATTGATGAAGCTACTGGAGAAACCACTGTAACTTTGTCAGAGCCATCATGTAAGGTAGATGCTCTGATGGATGATATTAAAGAAGGCGACTTTGGTGACGACAGCGTAGCTGTATGTGCAGTATCACGTCAGCTAATTGATCTACTTAGTGCTCGTATGACCAAAGAAGGAATTCCACATGGTCTAATCACTGGTGCTCAAAGCGGAGACGAGCGTCAAAAAGCTATTGATGATTTCCAATCAGGCAAGATTAAGTGGATCCTATTCACTGCCCAGGCTGGTGGTGTTGGTGTCACCTTGACAACCGGACGTAGATTAGTTATGCTACAAAGACCATGGTCTCTTGTAGACCACAAACAAGCTCTCGATCGTATTCACCGCATCGGTTCTGAAATCCATGACTCAGTAATTATCATGGACTATGTAACTGAAGGTACTATCGAGGAACGTGTTATCCAAGTCTTAGAAAGTAAGGCCGATAACTTTGAGCAAATCGTGAAAGATAAGGGTAAACTTCTCGAATTGCTAAAAGACGACAAGAAAGGTATTCTGTAATCATGACAGAAGACAACACCCCAGTACCATACCGTCTCTCTAATTCAGAGCTTCAGGTATTCAAAGACTGCAGACGTAAATGGTGGCTAAACTACTACCGTCGTCTAATGCCAAAGCAAACTCAATACACCGGCGCACTTGCTCTTGGATCTCGTATTCACGAAGCTTTAGATCAGTATTACTCGTCTGAAGGTGCAATCGGTCTTCTAGAAGCACATGCTGCTTTAGTGAAGAAAGATTTGGAATCTTTGGTTAAAGAGTTTAGAGATACTTCAGACTTAGAGTCAGAGGCAGAACTTGGTCGAATCATGCTTGAGGGCTACCTACAATGGGTAGAAGATCAGGGTATTGATGCTGAACTTGAGATGATCTCTACAGAAGAAATCATTGAGATGCCAATGTTTGATGGAGAAGTAATTCTGCAGGGAAAACTTGACATGCGTGTCCGTCGTAAGATCGATGGCGTTCGTATGTTCCGTGACTTCAAAACTGTTGGTGGATCTTTTGCAGACTTTGCAAACCAGGCTCAGATGAATGAGCAGATTTTGACTTACATGCTTTTGGAACACGCCCAGAACAAAGCACCTGAAGAACGTGCTGAGGGTGGTATCTTTACTATGCTAAAGAAAGTAAAGCGTACAGCTAACGCTAAGCCACCTTTCTATGAGCAGATTGAAGTTCGTCACAACGTGTTTACAATGCGTGCTTTTTGGCAACGTATTCACGGTGCAGTAACAGACCTAATCAACGTGAAAAAGTCACTTGATGCAGGTGCTGATCCTAATTTTGTCGCTTACCCACGTCCTACCAAGGACTGCAAGTGGAAGTGCCAGTTCTACACTATCTGCCCAATGATTGATGATGGATCATCAGCTGAAGCAGCTATTGCAGATATGTATGAGGTCTCCGATCCATACGGTTATTACAACACAGAAGAAAAGAAAGGTAGTGAGTAATGTCAGACGTACAACGTTCTCTTACTCTTATGGTCTACGGCGAGTCAAAGGTTGGTAAATCAACTTTCGCAGTAACAGCACCATATCCTCGTCTGATGCTTGACGTTGAGGGTGGACACAGATTCCTCCCAATCAACGTAAAGTATTGGGATCCAATGCGGGAAGAACCTCCTGTAGCGGACGGAACTTGGGACACCGTCGTAGTGCCAGTGCGTGACTATGACGTAGTTCTAAAAGCTTTCCAGTGGTTACAAGCTGGTAAGCACCAGTTCAAGTCCTTGATCATCGACTCCATTTCGGAGCTGCAGGTCAAGTGCATGGACAACATCGCTGGTACAGAGCAGATGAAGATGCAGCAGTGGGGCGAACTACTTCGCCACATGGGTGCTCTTCTACGCGACCTACGTGACCTAACGATGCATCCAACACAGCCTCTTGAGGCAGTGGTTCTAACAGCTATGGCTCGTTCTGATCAGAATGGACATATGAAGCCTTACTTGCAGGGTCAACTTGCAGTTCAGGCTCCATACTTCTATGATGTTCTTGGTGCCATTGCTTTGGAGAACATCCCAAACCCTGATCCAACCCAACCAGCATACAAAGCTCGTCGTATGTATGTCGAGCGTACTGACAAGTACGATGCCGGTGAACGCGTTCAGGGACGCCTAGGCTCGATTGTCGAGCAGGGTGACCTTGGTGTTGAGCGTATGCTTGACATCATCTTTGGCCCAAAAGCCGCAACTAACAAATCAACTACTAAGTAGAAAGGTATTCATAAATTATGAGTACAACAAACTGGGCTGACATTGTCAAACTTGCTGGAGATTCAGCAGGTGGAAACTACGAGCCACTACCAGACGGCGACTACGACCTAAAGGTCGTTGAAGCTACCGCTACCACTGCTTCGACTGGACGTAAGATGTTCAAGATCAAGGCAGAGGTTCAGAACGGCGCTTATGCTAAGCGTCTTGTTTGGGACAACCTCGTTGTTGTTCTTGACAACCCTAAGGCCCTAGGTGCATTCTTCTCTAAGATGGCTGCCCTTGGTCTACCTCAGAGCTACTTCACTCCTGACCGTACTGACGCTCAGATTGAAGATGCTCTTCGTGGTGCACACTTCCGTGTAACTCTTGGTAAAAAGACTTACAACGGAAACGTTAGCAACGAGATCAAGAAGTACCACCGCATTGCGGCTACTCCTGGCGTTTCTATCGACTCAGTTGCCGCTACTACTGCAGGTGCAGCTGTACCTCCAGCACCGGCTCCTGCCCCTGCTCCGGCTCCTGCCCCAGGTGCGCCGTTCTAAATTAGATTGCTTGTGGGGGCACCACGCTACATGCGTGGTGTCCTTACACAATTTATTAAGGAGATTTTATGAGTAACATTTTATTGACAGGTATGTCTGCATCTCAAGCGTCAGAGTCAGCTAATAAAAAATCTCTAAATTTTGCTGGAGTACTAAATAAAGTACTCACAGAAGTAGGTCACGATGTGACTTGGGTAGATCCAGACATTAATTTTTCTTATGAAGATTTAGATTCTTACGACTCTATTTTGGTGGGAATATCCCCACTAACAAGTCTTGCTGCAAATAGACTGTACGGTGCACTTAGCATTATTGATCTAATGTGGGACTCACCGAAACTTAAACTTTTTATTGATGCTCCTAAAGTTAATCAAATTACTTTTAGTATCAAATCAATACATTCAAATCCTGAATCATTTACAAAATCTTTCTTTTCATATAGAAAAGACTTTTCTTTAGTAACTTCTGACGAACTTTTAAAAACCAGATTATTTGGTGCTGTAGAAAAATTAATGGATCAGGATTGGCCGGATGTAATCTATCCAACACTCCCTTGGTCAACTCCAGGAAAAATTAAAAGTCTTCTGCCACCTAATTTAAAAGTTTTATCTGGAATTAATTTAGATTCGTATCTACTACAAGACTTAGAATCTGAAGAGTCAAGACGAGATAAATGGGTAGCTGATACACATAAAACAGACTGGGCTAAGTCAACTACCGCATCATTGATCTACCCAAATTCTCCTATGAAGTGGAATAAAGGCTGGACAGACGATCAAGTCTTATCTCAGATTGAAAAATCTATCGGTGTGCTAATAAGTCCACACAAAAAAGATGGAACTTGGTGGACATACAGATATGTTCAAGCTTTAAACACTCTCACACCAATTGCTACGGAGTGGAAAGAGTCCAGTAAACTTGGTGATGCGTGGGAAGCACTAGCTTCTAGCATTGAAGCTATGCATCCAGAAAACAGAAGAATTCTAGCTATGGCCCAGAAAGATCTGTACAAATCGTATATACCATCAAAAGGCTTGGCAGGAAAAATTTTAGAAACGACCATCGGTCTAAATAATAATCAGGAGAATAATAATGAGTAAAGTCGATATTGACTGGGTAAAACAGCAATTTGTAGCTACAAAAACTAAAAAAGGAGTAGGGCTAGCTGTGCTAGATCTGCTGAAAGCTTGGGAACCTATTGAGATGTCTCCCCAGGATCTTAGAGCAGTATTAGACATTTTTTCAAAAGTAGCTCTAGGACATGCCATCATCGAGACCCCTAAGACCGAGCTGTGGGTTCAAGCAGAGCCAGGGCAAATCTCTGTAGGAGATATTGTTAGAGTCCGCCACGATGCCTTTGACGGCGTTGTAGGGGCAAATCAGAACGGTCGTCCAGGAATTGTAGCTGCAATTAGATCTGGAGATGTTATCTTCAACTCAACAGATGGCTTAAATCCAATTCTTGATGGAATCCACTACAGACCGGCTCAGCTGGAGAAGAGGATCAGATAATGGCTGCTTGGAGAACTAAACTAAAGTTTGAAGTTTTTGGTGAAAATCAGGAAGAACTAAAACGCAGAGCCGAGCAAGTTATCTTAGATTATTTCCTTTTAGATAATTACGAAGATATTGAAGATCTAGTTGACGTGGAGATGGAAGCTGTACTAGAATCAGAGGGTGTTGGTTTCACCGGCCACGTTTACGTCAAAATCAAATAACTACATATCAAAGGAATAATATGCAAACATTTGTACCACTAACATCCAGCTTTGAAGACATTGCTAAAGTGCTTGATAATAAGCGTCTAAACAAGCAAGCTCTTGAAGGATGGCAAATCCTTATGACTCTGCTTGAGCTTGATCCGCAAGGAAACCATCGTACCCCTAAAGGCTGGGTAAACCATCCTGCAGTCAAGATGTGGCGTGGTCACGAAATGGCTTTGCACTACTACATTCAATGTATGGTAGACGAATGGAAGCGTCGCGGCTATAAGTCAACCATTGGCGACAAAGCTAAAACAACAGTTTTTCGTGCGATCGAGCTAGGGCTCATTAGAGACGATAACATGTTTAATCCTCAGTGGATGAGGTATCAGCCTCAATACGAAGAAATTGCTGCAAGTCACAGACTGGCACTACTTAATAAAGATTACGAGTGGTATTCCCAGTTTGACTGGGAAGAAGATCCAGGATCAAAGCCAGAAACTTACGAATATATCTGGCCAGTAGCCTAATAACAATACATCGGCAACTTCTAACGAAGACAAATATATAATTATCTTTAGGATGGTTATATATGATTGACAAACGCCCAGGCGAATTTTTATGGTCTGAATGGTTTGGTGAAGGTTACGAAACAAGTAGGCTAAATCCTATTGTTTTTTATACTGAAGATCACGTTGATCTTGATATCGATGTAATAAAACGAGCCCTAGCCTCAGCTGTACAAAGAGATGGATCTGTAGATTCATTAAGCGAGGCATTTCATTTAGTAGAGCGTGGAAAAATTACTCACGCTTATGCTGGTGAATTAAACGGTGAAGTTTATCTAACCATCTGTGATGAAAACGGTGAGACTGAGTACGGAGATACCGTAGATCAAATCATCCTAATTACAGTTGTGGAGCTTTAATGTCTAAAAATAATCCAGAAGATCTAGATTGGATGAATGGATCCGAATGTGGGAAGTTAGAAAATAAACATTTAGCTGAGATGTTCTTCTCTCCAAAATATGAAGAAAGACATAAAGCAAAAAATATGTGCTTCTCATGCCCAGTGCGTAAAGATTGCCTTAAATGGGCCCTGGAAAGTAAACAAATATGGGGAATTTGGGGAGGGCGAGATGAAGACGAGATTAGACGAACTCTATCTGTCAACGTCGATGGAGCCGAAGTAAGAAGAAGTAGATACCCGATATGCCCATATTGCTCGGCAAATACAAAGTTTTTAAAAACAATGATTGTTGATAAACCAGGCGGTGGACGTTGGACTACCATGCGAGTAGTAGAGTGCACCGAATGTAATTTTAAATGGCGTAGTCGTACCAGTGCTAACGCGGTTAATGCTTTCCACGCACTAGCTGAAGAAAAAGCAAGTAAAAAAGCTAAAAGTAAAAGCCCTAAAGCTTAACAGCTAGAACGCTGATGTGTTCGCGTGGCTCGTAGTCTCCACCAATAACCATAGTCAATAGACCTGGCTTTGATTCTAGACCTGCACGATCACGGAACCACTCCGATCCTGGATCAGTAGTAGGGCATTGAACCCAAAGACGCTGACCGATGTCCATAGTCTTAAAGTTGTGGTAGTGACCAGAGATCCATACGTCTGCTAATCCGAGAGCAGTCTGACCTGCAGCTTGACCAGATAGATACTTCATTACATCCCTACCAACCTGGTGACCATGGAATAGTCCAAGCATAGTTCCGTTGATATCAACAGTTAGAGTTTGGTGACCAGATGACGGATACCTAAACTCGACGTGTTGTAACGCTGGATTCTCAGCACATGCGTCCTGCACTGCTGATGCAATCTCAACGTTCCAGCCATCAGCGGGATCGGCAGCTACCTGACGAGTTACCTCGTCATGGTTTCCGTTGATGACCGGAACAATTACGCGCTCCGCTAGTGGGGCTAAAGCTTTGATCTGTGCCATAAGCAAACGACGTGCAACACGCACCTGCTCAGTGAGTCCTAGGTCAGATGCTGCTTGACCCTGCAAACGACCATTTTGGCTTGTAAGACCCTCTACGTGATCTCCCGGGAGTGCTAGAACTACAGTTCCAAGGTTAAGACCAATTTTACGAAGGTCATGTAGACGGTTTACTGAAGCCTCAGTCAAGTGAAGAATTCTATCAATTGACTGCTGAGTACCTTGGCCATTAGCTTTCTTACCGATCTGCTGATCGCTAGGAGAGACTAGGTAAGCTCCGTTACCGGTACCAGCTTTGATACCACGTTCTGGACGCCACTTCTTAACTTCATCAATAAGTTTTTCAGCGTCAAGCTGATCAGCAACAACTAGACCAGATGGAGTTACGTTTACACGAACTGACTCCAACCATTCACCGCTGTACGTCTGCCAACGAGAACGACGTAAAGAAGTTACAGTCCAAGAGTTTGGATCAAGATCAAATTCCTTTAGTACGTCAGCTGTGTCAGGAATCTCACCGACTGGGTGAGGCTTAGATACAACAAAACCACCTTTAGAGTCATCGACGTCTAAACGTGGTCGCCATTCTTCTGGGGTACCCAGTGCTTTGATATCAGAACCAGTCTGCCCAGGTTCTGCTAATTTTTTTAAGTTTTCTGAAAGTGCCATTTTTACTCTCCCAAGTTTCGGCTACAGCTACATGATTTACGACGGTGTCTATCAACTGCACTATCTGATAGATCAAAACCTTCATCTCTAAGAACCTGAGCTAAAACTACATTACTAACTCTAGAAGGATTACCGTCTGGAACATTCAGTAGTGAGGTAAAGGTTGCTCTGTCCTCGTCAGTAAGCTTTTCACTATCAAGGATAATCATAAGTTTACACTTACGAGAAGGTGTGGCATTGATTGCAGAGTTTAGTCGATCTGATAGCGACATAGTGGATCCCTTCGATGCGTATTTGTCTTTTCAATATTAGCGGATTACTTATCTATAATCCATAGAACTACACCGATGTATTACGAAGCTTTTCTACGTCTTTTAACTGGGGTTTCTACAGCAGTTACTTGCGCACCAGTGCTAGCAATAATTAAGTTTTTTATGAGTTCTACTTCTGCCGAGGTTTTCACGGTATGCTTTTCAATAACGTTTACTCTATCCGCCAGTGAAGATCCACCATTCTCCCAAAGTTGGTTCTCTACACGCTCTAATCTTTCAGCTAGAGTTCTACCGCTACTATCTAAACCAATGGCGGAGTCAATACGCTTGGAGATCTTATAGACGGATAGTACACCGCCAAATATTACGCCAATTCCACTGAATATGGCTGCTATACTGAGGATTAGCTCTTGAGTCATAATTTCCTAAACAAAAATAAGGGGAGATTGTTTCTCGTATAATTGTAACCTATTCCCCTAAAAGCTGATTTTGGGATACCTGTCTCTTTTTCAGGTAGTGTGTCAATTAGACAAAATTAGCTTTTAGGTGTAATTTAAATTTATCGATATAGACATAGACAAGGAAAGTTATGAACGACAGAACTCATGCCGACAAACTATCCGCTGGAGCCCAGTGGTATGCGGGACACGGGTGGAAACTTCTACCATGCTACGGAATTAATTCAGGTGGACGTTGTACCTGTGGAGGGCCACACGGTGAGCCTAAAGATGCTGGTAAGCACCCTGTGATTGGTGCCTGGAACACACAGGCTACGGATAATTTAGAGACCGTGGATAACTGGTGGTCAAAAGGATCAGAGAACAATATTGGTGTTTACTGTCAGGCATCAGGTTTTATTGTTATCGACATTGACCCACGTTCTGGTGGTGTTGCATCTTTTGAAACACTTGAAGAGCAGCTTAACTACTGCCTACCTCCAACCGTTGAAGCATATACAGGTGTATATACATACAATGGTGTAACTGCACGTGGTCGCCACCTATACTTTAAAGTTTCCGAGGGTGAGCAGTTCCAGGGAAACCTAAAAGCTACCGATCTTCCGGGCATTGATATCAAACATAACGGTTACGTAATGCTTGCCCCATCTCGTCACGCATCTGGTGTTGAGTACGAATGGAGAGACGGTCATGCTCCATGGCAAATGGAGATTGCTGAAGCTCCAGAAGAACTTTTACAAGTCATTAGAAAGCGTGCACGTAGAAGTGGTACAGCTCTAGGTAATGGCGAGTGGGACTGGATGAGCGGTCTTGACTACAAAGGTGAGCGTGTAGATATTACTAAGATGCTTGAAGACGGAATCGATGAAGGTTCACGTGCCGTAGACATCTACAAACTAACATGCGCCCTTGCAAATAAGTTTGGAGTCGATACTCCTGAAAAACGTTTGATGATTGAAACAACCATGATCCGTTTTAATCACGAAAAGGTTCGTCCACCTCTAGAAATCGAGGGACAGGGTGGATTACTAATGCACGTTCGCCGTGCTATTGACTTTGTAGCTGAGAACCCGATTATTGAAGTTATGTATCCAGGTCTAACCGCCTGGGCTTCAAGACCGGTAGATGGCACAGGGTCGGGTACCCCTAGAGTTACCACAACTCCAGTTGACCCAGGAGCTCCATCTCCACGTATGCAAAATACAATTGGTGAAGCAATCTCTGCAGCTGCACACTCTGGTGTCTCAGTATCAGGTGCTTTTAGTGGTAATAACGTCGACGTACCAAATAACCCCGATGCTCTATCAGAAGTAGAGGGTGGAGATCCTGAACGTCGATCACTTTCAGACATCGGTAATGGACGTCGACTAGTTGACTCATTTGGTAACGTGATGCGTTACACACCTGGACTCGGTTGGTTCATCTGGGACGGTCAGTACTGGAAACCAGATGCTGAAGATTTGTCTACACAAGAAATTGCTAAGCACTTAGCTACAATCATTGCGGCTGAAACAGCCAAGTACTCTGACGATGACAAAAAGCGTGAAGTGGTTAAATGGGCATATCAGGCGAGAGCTAACTCACGTATGCGTGCAGCTATCGACAGTGCTAAGTCAGACCCTCGAATCGTAAATGAAGTCGAAGAGTGGGATAACAATGACCACCTGTTCGGTGTACTGAATGGAGTAATTAATCTTCGCACTGGAGAACTTCTTAAAGGTCAACCAGATCTCCACATCACAAAGCGTGCTCCTGTTAACTACACTCCAGGTATGCGTAACGTTCGTTGGGAGCAGTTTATTGACTTTGCTACCGGTGGAGATAAAGAATTACAAGACTGGATTCAGCGTGCAGTTGGTTATACATTGACTGGATTGAGTAATCAAGACGTTCTATTCCTTGTATATGGTCCATCAGGTTCCGGTAAGAACACTTTTGTTGAGACTATTGTTAAGGCAATGGGTACTGACCAATATGCTGGTGTACTTCCATCAGATCAACTGGCTGCAAATGGCGGTGGACAAAATAGTTCAAACCAGTACTACTTGGCCGAGCTTCGTGGTAAGCGTATGATCTGGGTAGACGAGCTTCCTGAATCAGAACGTCTTAACGAAAATCAAGTTAAGAACCTAACTGGTTCATCTACTATCCAAGGTCGTTCCCCAGGTGAAAAGCCATTTACATTCAAAGCTCAGGGTAAGTTGTGGATTACAACAAACCACAGACCTATCATCAATGATGATGCGATGTGGAGACGTCTACGTCCTATCCCATGGATGAATGCACCAGAAAAAGGTAAGTCAGATCCAGACCTAAAAGCATATCTAACTGACCCCGAGGGTGGTCTTCCAGCTGTCCTAGCATGGGCAGTTGAAGGTGCTATTAAGTATTTAGGATCTTCTCTTAGAGATCCACTAGGTTGGTGTTCAGCAGTAACAGAAGCAGCCGAGATGTATCGCAAGAATGAGGATCGTATTGGCCTATTCCTTGAAGAAGAGACTGTAGAAGATCCAGAACGTGAAACTCAGCTATCAGGTCTATATGCAATTTATAGAATGTGGAGCGAAGAACGTGGAGAACGTCCACTCAGCACTATTGGATTTACTCGTAAACTAAATGATCGGGGCTTAGATATTAAAGGCCAAGGTAAGTCAGCTGTAATTCATGGTAGATATGTCCCACCTAGAGCAGTTCCATCTGCTGAAGTAGACTGGGGAACTGCTACAAGAATGGCTAGAAACTTTTAAGTAGAGATACTTAGGTATAAATGTGATCTCGGGGAGAGACACAAAAAAGAACCGGATCTCAAAAGGATCCGGTTTCTTTTATTTGTCTAGAATATTCTTGACCGTGGTTGCATACCATTTTCCACCATTTTGAGTGGGTATGCCATCCTTATTCAACCCATCAGCTATAGCCCTAAAAGACTTACCCTTAGATCGTTCAGATCTAATCCGTTCTTTTATCTCTTCTGGAGTCTTGTTTTTAGGACCCATATCAATGCCCCATTTGATTCCACGAGCGCGGCGATCCTTATGGACGTCCTTTTGACGTTCTGCAATGATTCCACGTTCCATCTCAGCTAGAGCGGACATAATTGTAACCACAAAGCGGCCCTGATAGCTGGCTGTGTCCAAGTTTAGATCTAGCATAACTAGACGCCATTTATTGGCATTTGCCCGGTCTATTATGCTCAAAAAGTCCTTTGTAGAACGGGCTAGGCGGTCGATACGCGTCACGAACAGTGCTTGAGCATCACCAGTGTCTAGACGCTTTAAAGCCGCTGTAAGAGCCGGACGGCCCGTAATTGACTTACCTGAGCGACCCTCTTCCCTGATCAATTCATAGTCCGTAAATCCAGCTAGTCCAGCAGCACTTATAAGCTGTCTTTCCTGGACGTCGAGAGATACACCGTCATTTACCTGAAGCTGGGTGGATACACGGGCATATAAAAGGGCTTTACCTGGCTCAGTCAAACTATTCACCAACTTCTAATAGCCATTTTAAAAGAGTAGGGTTGTCTCTCATCACCATGAGAACAGCATTTTCATATATTCCAATGAAATGATGCTCCCAAGTTTCGTAGTCATCAGACTTTTTAGGCCTTGTAGGGCCTTCAAGCGACATTCTACAAGCGTGGAGAACTTCATGAAGCACCGTTACTTGTTTTTTGCTTTTAGGGATATTTTTATCGATCACTATTAGATTTTGATTCTCTAAAGTATATCCGTAGCTACCCTCATTTAGCATTCCATCATCTAAAGCAGTCTTTTCTACGATCTTAAAAGTTTGTAGACCAACTTTTACCTGTTTTGGCATCATTTCTATCGAACCTAACTAGTTATATAATAATGTATCAGTTTTGTACATCATTTTTGGGTAAAATTTGATGTATAAACTTAACTTTAAGCTTATACATCTAATTTACCATATGACTTAGCCGGTTAGATGAGATAATTAATCTATAAGATCGACGACCGTAAGGCCCGCGTGGAGAATAATAAGTATCAGGATCCATATCAATGTACGGTATGTAGACAAATGTTTGTCGTTAGAAAATTAGCCGAGTGCTGTGAGCTAAAGCATAAAGGAGTAGTCTTTGTCAGAGATCCTAGACAAGAACCTAGACCTAAAAATTAAATTTATCTAGATAATAAATCTTGAAATGCTTCACGATAAGTAGAATATCGAGCAACCTCTAAATTAGTTAGTTTATTATATACAATAAATTTGTCTACTTCATCAGTAGTTATTTTTAGAATCGTGTACATTGCTTATCCTTCAAAACTTTACTTAATTTTATCATTACTAACCAACAGCTCCATAGTCTGTTCTACCATCATTAGTGCTAGATGGATCACCTACTATTCTTGCTCCTTGCACTGCAGTCCAATATACAGTAGGAGCCGTAGTAACTGAAAAAGCTGTACCATTCCAAGTTCTAATAATGGCAGTAAAACCAGTTGCCGTAGGCGCTGATTTTAAGGTAACTGTAAAAATTGTAGTTGTGGAGGTAGATACCGGACTAAGTGTTATATTAGGAACAGCTCCTGTTTGAAAAGGAGCATCAAAAGTAACGATCACTTCACCAACTGGACTAGCAACATTATCCCAGTCAGCAGAAGCAATTTTTCCAGTTTTCATATCAAATGGGACTGGATCATACCAACCTAAATCTGCACCAGGTGAAGCAAATCCACTTTTTAAAACCTGACCAGTTTTTGAAGATGGGTATGTGTAGGTAATCCCTCTACTAGAGTTTGTATAAGGAATTCTACCTGATCCTGAGATTGGGACAGTTGAATTAAAAACACCAAGGCTGTAGACTATATCGGTAGTCCCCATTACGATATCACCATTTATAATATTTACAAAAGCATTGTCAGCATAATTAGTTCCGGATTCAACATATAAGGAATGTTTTTCAAAATTTTCTGTAGAAGTGTCTGCGTCAGTTGCTCTAGTAAAAACAAATGAAGTAGTTGTTCCAACAGTTCCTTTAGTTGTAACTGTATAAATACCATTTTGAAAAGCTGATGCTTGATTCTTAATAAGTACACGATCACCTGTGGTAAAACTATATCCATCAATAGTAATAGCTGTCCAGTTCGATGAAGTAGCAATAGTTAAAGTTGCCCCTACACCTGAAGTTCCATTATTATAGGTAGTAGTGATGGTTCCGCCAACTAGATTACCAGTAGTACCTAAAGCCGCTGTAGTCGCGCATACGACTGAAACTTTCCAAGTTGTTGGATTAACAACAGAATCTATGTACGCTCTGTTTACTAAATCAGTACTAGACTTAACACTTGAAGAAGTAGAGCTAGTGACTGATGGCATAGTTCCAGTAAATACAGCATTATTTTTATTTGCCTTTAGATCTAACGCAGTCTGCTGGGCGGTCGATACTGGCTTATTAACATCTGAAGTATTGTCTACGTTACCGAGTCCGACATCAGTTTTAGTGACGGTGTCCCAAGCAGGGACAGCCGAGTTAGTACCATCACCAGTTTGACGTAAAAACTTCCTAGTAGTAGTGGTATTTCCAAGTAGTTTAGTAGCTGCACCAGAAGATCCACCGTATATAATGTCACCTAATGCAGTCATTAATGTAGAAGAAATATATGCGGTAGATGCTGTAAACGCCGCACTTCCTAATGTTCCACCACCCCCAATGTTAAGACCGCTATTGCTGTCATTAGTAGCACTTATTGCAATTGTGTTATTTACGGTAAGAGTTTTACTAGCAGCAATTGTCAAAGTACCTGTGCTAGTTGTAATTGTTA